TGTGTCTGTGGTTTACCACCACTAGATTGTTCTCCTGTAACTGAATCTTTCAAAACTTCTTGTTCTCTTTTTGCTAACCATAATTGCCATGCTTTTAATTTTTTAGTTCCTCTTGAAACTTTCTTATCAGTTTCTTTTGTTCCTTGTGCTGCTCTTCCCTGTATTTTAGCCTGTCGTGCATTGTCTGCTGCAGCTCCTGATCCTAATGGACTCTCTTCAAAAACTCCGATACCTCCACCACCTTCTGTCATGAAGTTAGTAGTTGTGTCTTTTGTTCCTTTCTCCTGCTTTGGCTCATTATCAATACTTCTAAATCTTTCTGGTGCTTGATGTTCTGTTATTGCTTCAGGGTTCTTTGTATATGTTTCACCATGTGCTTTACCTCCTGCGTCTATTGCTCCATCTGGTTTTGCTTCTCCACCTTTTGGTTTTGATCCAACTTGACCCTTTGGTATTTTTTTTCCTTTATCACCCGTACTATGTGATCTCCAGCTTCCATCACCAGATTTGTTTTCATCTACAGTACCCGAAAGTCTTGTAAGATTATTCATGTCATCATCTTTGCCTTCTTTATGTGAGGTTTCAATAGCATTGTTCTTTGTTAATAATTCTTTAATTTCTTTTGGTAAATCATTCCAACTCTTCATTATAAATCTTGGTGATGGTGCATGAATCTTCTTAAGTGCCTCAAATCTTTCATCATCTTCCATCTTATCCCATTCTTTGTTAACTAAAATATCTTTGATAAAAAAGGTATCGTTTATATGAATATCATCATATTCCTGTGTTGACTCTTTGAAAACTGTAACATAATCATTGTTCATTTTAACTACTATTCCACGGTCTTCGCTACCATTTACATAGAAATGAATATCGTCTCCTACCTTAGTGTTAGTTATCTTGTTACTATTTGTCATCTTCATTGTTCTCTTTTGTTGGTTTTCCTATATAAGTTTGTTTGTCATCTACAGGAGGTTGTTCCATTCCTGTCTCGTGTACGTTGCCATATCTGGCATCTCCAGCACCCTGCATTTTCCTTCTTTCTAGGAAAGTCTCCCATAAATCTAATGGTCTGTCTGCCTTCTCTAAAACTGTCTCTTCTTTAGTGTTATTAGTAACAGGTTTCTTAATCTCATCTACTATCTGCTCATCTTCTATGGGTGGAATTTTTGATTCAGCCATATATGTGTTACCATCTAAGAGTATTTAAAGTTAACCAAAAAGAGCCTTCTGTAGGTTCTTACCAACATCAAGTACGTGCCATTGATTACCAGATGTCACTGCCCTACATGCTAGAACCAAACTGTCTGGATAGTCATCATGTTCTTCGGACTTTATCTTCATTATACCCCCTTCAGTATACTCTCTTGTTAAATATGACAGTTGATACACCATTTTATCCACCTTTCTCAGTGTTATTTTGTGGTTTTCAAACAATAGTCTCAAGTTTTTATACATAGAAGCCTTCTCTTGTAGTGTAAAAACAACCCCTCTGGCAGGTATATCTTGCTCCCTTGCCAAGTCAATTAGACCACCACCTAAACCAGTTTCGTCTATGAATACTGTTTCTAATCTATAATCTCTAACCATTTCACCTATTCTACCACATACGTCTACAACATTTGACTGTTTTTCAGCAGAAACATCTTCAACATATACCTCATCATTCTCGTCTACACCAATGACTGTGAATACAGTTTCATCTCTTCCACTACGAGCAACGTCAACTCCCATGTAATAACTTACTTTACCATCTGGTTTTTTATCACGTACTGCTTCCCTAAGAAGACTGTTAGGTATAAGTGCATTACCAATATCTAGGAACTCTCCCTCAACTTCTTGTACATATTCCTCTTTTGTTAATCTCTTTATTTCCTCTAAGAATGTAGGGTCTTCCCTAACTAATGGGTTATCAGTAGACTTTACATGAAACTCTGTCCATAATCCATCTGGGTTTTTCAGTTTGGAATTCTGACATGCCTCAAAAAAGTAGCCCGACTTGCTGAACGGTGTACTTGTAAGCCATACTCTTGCAAGTGTTGCCATACCTGAAGGCAAGAACGCTCTGAGTATATCTGTCTTGATGAAAGAACATTCGTCTGCAATAATACAGTGAGGTGAATAACCTCTGAGTGTAGTACCATGTTCACCAGTTGCACGAGTTACAATCTTACTCATACCAGTATTGTCTAGGAAATTAACCCACATCTCTGTCTGTGTGTTTCTTACTACGTACCCCTTGAGAAACTTGTTATTAATTATAAGGCTTCTAATCCTGTCGAACATGATACCAGCCTGATTTTGTGTAGGTGCTGCTATTACTATTGTACATTCATGTTTAACTGTCTTTAACATTAATGGTGCAAAGAACGCAAAGTGTATTGCCTTTACTGCTGTAGACATGGTTTTACCCACCTGTCTTCCAGAGCGATACACAATGAACCTGTCTTTGCAGTCCACATATTTCTTATTATAATCAAATACATCATGGTCTAAGAATATTTCACTGAATTTACTTGGGGTCTCTGCACATTCTGATATTGTCTGTAGAAAGTCCTTTCTCTCCTGTAATGTTTGTAAGTCTGTTCTAGGCATTATTTAGTCACAGCCCCACATGACCTACATGTTGAAAATCCTTTTGATTTACCATCATTTGCTCCATAAGTCCATGATCTTCCCTCAGTAGATCCACATGATTTACATGCATCTCTATATTCATGTCCTGCTGCTGGTGGGTCTCCTAAAGTAGGCATTATGAAAACTGATCTCCATAATCCTTTCTTTGTCTGTAGTCCCATCTACCAGTTCCTGTCCTATTGTCCTTTCTTCTTTGTCTCCATTCATTAAACCAATAGCCTATTGATATTCCACCTAACAGATAACAGCCACAAAGAAACCACTGAAATAAACTACTATCCATCGTCCTTCAATACTCCCTGAGCCTTTATCTGCTTAAAGATAGATGATATATCACCAGTTTTTTGGTCAAGTTCCGTCTGCTGTGTTACAACTACCTTGGTATTCAAGTCATTAATTGATTTTATTACTGATAATAGGGTATTAATCTCACTCTTTGTATTCCTATCAGGTACATTTCCGTCCATTTTTGCCTGAGTTAATGCCATTAATACATTCTCAAATGATATTTTTGCTATCATATCAAGCATAGCCTTGACATCATCTGGCTTTCTGGTGTCCATCATGTTAATAATTTTAATATAGTCATCTCTGATTGAACACACTGCACCCTTTTCATACTTTGGGCACTTGCCATTTCCACCAGAGTCTACAGACCTGTAAATACATTGGTCACAATATGCAGGTATGTTTGCGTCCTTGAAATGTTTAGCAGAATTAAATGGAGATATTGTCTTCCTTTTATCCTCTACTATTATATTCTTTCCACCTATAGGCTTGATTTTAAATAGATCGTCTGCCATTATATAACAGTTATACCTATTACTTAATAAAGTTATCTGAATAACATTTTAAATGCTTACATAGAGGCATGTAATACAGTACCATTGGCAGTTTTAACATTGTGTAGTAATGTCTTACCTTCACACCATGCTTATTTATACCTACAATCTCCATATTTTCCTTGTATTTGTCACAGTAATGCTCAAGAATTGGTTCAAACGTCTTAGTATTATCACCAAACTTCATGGGTATACCAGAATTATCACCCCACATCTCACACTTTTTAGACATGGCTGCTGAAATCCAAAGACTGGTATCTATACTATCAAAGAAATCTTTTGTTATATATTTACCCTTACCTAGACCATGGTATTTATTATTGGTAGGTAGTTTTCTAATAGATTCTTCAGTGTCCAGTCTACCCTTCATTTTTCCTACACAGATATGAGATCCTGTTGGGAGGTTTAGTTGAGAAAGGTGTTTTGTAAAGTCTTCCTGCAGTACTGGTATAGTATTTAAATGTTGAGAGACCTCTTTATTCCAAAAATCAATAGTCCTATTCATATTATCAGGTACATGATACTGTGCTGCATGACTATATTTCTCCTTGTTAGCCTTTAGAAATTCATGGTATTTATCAGGATTATCATCAGTCCCAGCCACCACAAATATATTTTCAAAACAGTTTGAAAAACTATCTATATTGGCATATGAATACTTGTGAGAAACAAGCACATTTTTCACACCACATTCTTGCAACGATTTTAATGTTGCCTTATTGTTGGCATGAAAGTATATCTTCATTCCCCAATCAACTTATGACATAAACAGTCACATTTTATTGACAGCCTTTTTACAGGGCATGTATAGTGACTATGTGTTTTACACTCTGGTGATATGTGTTTAATTCTTATCTCTTCACTCTTTGCCATTCCACTTGCTCCTATTATCACCGAAGCATTTTGTTGCATATGGACACATACCGTCACAGAGAAAACACTTTGTTCTTTCTGGTAAAGTACCGTTATTCATTGACTCTTTGATCTCTCTTGCCTTCTTGATCATGTCCACAAGAGTTTCTTCTATTGGGTCTAATTTGAATGACATAACAACTGGTTTGTCTCTCTTGTCAGATTCCACCTTATTGGAAATGTATATTACAGCACCACGTTCTGCGTCTATATTATAGCATTTCTTTAGTAAACCCCTATACCTGTTGATCTGATCAACATGGCTTTCACTAGGTTTTGATCTAGCCTTACTGAAGTAATCAATGCTCCCCGTTGTTTTCTTATCAGTGATTACC